AGCACTACGTTTAGTTGCTTTTGCTTTTCTCTTAGCGAGAGAAGCTTTAGGCTTACCTCCAGATAGTCTCAATTTGGTCTTAATTGTACTGCCGACTCCGCCCTTTTTTCTTTTCATAGCTGAAGCCTTCACAGCTTTAGCCAAAGCTTTTTCTAGCAGGGGTCATTGCTTTCTTCCCTACTGTCTTACCGACTTTCTTGCCGATAGCTTTTCTTAATAGTTTAGCTCGTATAGACATAGTAGCTCCTATTATTTCTTGTTACCATTCCAAAGCTTCTGCATAGCCGCTTTCTTCTTAGCAGACCAAGAAGACATAGATGAAGATGTTTTACCAATTTTCTTCTTAACCGCTGAACGTTTAGCCAATAAAGATGTCTTAGAACCAGTAAGTTTGTTGATGCCTTTGTTTAATCTAGACTTCAATCCTGATGTCTTAGAAGTAGTTCGTGCTAGAGCTACAGACTTCTTCTTATTGCTTCTTGCTTTATTCTTAGAAGTATTAACTTTTCTAGCTGGAGCCTTCATTAGTTTAGCCGCAGACTTAACAGCTCTAGACTTGGCCTTTACTGTGCCTTTGCCTTTTACTTGTATTCCTTTAGACAACGCTTTAGCGTCTTTGAGAGCTTTAGCTTGTGATATTTGTTTCTTAGTCTTGCGACCTTTCATGTAAGCCATGATTATATTCCTTTTTCATAATTGAACCTGTGGTAGTCTTCATTAAATATACTTTCCACAAGTATTCTATTGTTGTTGTTATTGTAGTCGTTGATGTTGGATACAGATTTATTCACATAACGTTTAAAGGGCATCACCTTCGTTAAGCTATAAAGCTCACCAAGGGACTCTTCCATCTTAAATGTTGTTACTGTATCATCTATAAATTCATATTGTGGAGTCTTAAGTGACCAATCACAATACTCTGATATATCTAGCTCCCAGAAGTCTCTAAAGCTAGTGTTGTTAAACATAGCCTTAAATACTGGGTCATTGACTGCATAAGTATACAGGCTTAACGCTCTAGTATACGGGTGTCTTATTACTGCATATACCTCTCTACTACCCATATCAAAAGAAGATATAGGGTTATGCTGACTAAGTCTGTCAGTAATAGTAGGAGAACTATGGGGCATAATCGCAGAGTAGTTATACTTCATTAAAGCATTAACCTTGAAATTAGTACCCGATGTTCTTGGTATATGTAATACACACCAATCGTCTGTATAAATCAAAATCCAAAGCCTCTGGTAGTTACCTTAGTACCGCCTCTAACTGGGAATAAGTATTCCACAGCATAGCGTAATCCATCAGTCCAGTGTTCTACACCTTCTTTCTTACAGATAGTTGCTGTATCAGGATTAGATTCTACCCAAGCAGTACGCTCAATAGACTTAATAGTATTACCACAACGAGGGTGGATATACATATCAATGTCACCATTAGCGTTCTTGAACTTCTTATTTATAGCCGCTACACTATCAATGATGGGCGGGGCTTTGTTATGTGCTCTAGTAGCTATTCCTTCAGCTTGTAATATGCTAAAGTCTGTTCTACCTACAGCCGCAGAGGACTTTCTAGCCTTACCACTAGGGTCAGGGTACGATATAATTTTATGTCCTCGATATTTATCCGCTAGACTTCTAGCCAAGGTTTCCGTATCAGGGTGTCCTTGGAACTCATCTAGTATGTGTATCTGATTACCTCTTAGAGCAAAAGCACAAGATGCCATAATACCGACGTTAAAGTCAATAGCTACGTGTACATCTTCCCCTGCATCAAAGTAAGGTAAGTCCTTGTCGATATGTTCTTGTCTGTTGAATGTATAGAATACAGTGTTACCAGAGTCCTCAAAGCTAGCTGAATACTCTCTAGCAAACTTCAACGGGTCTAGTGTTAACTTAACTCTTTCAATCTCATCATCATCTAGATAAGGAGAATCTTTGTATGTATAGTGATATGACTTCCATTGGTCATCAGCATCACGTCTGTTATACATCTCATAGAAATAGTTATAACCCATAGGAGTACTGATGATTAAAGCTTTACCAGCATTAGCACCATACTTCTTAGCGTTCTTCTCACTCCAACGTGTAGCAATACATGGCTGAATAACTGACTCCCAAG